GTGCTGGGTACGAGCAGCAGGCCCGCGACTTCGTGATGCACACCCTGCGCCTGCACATCAAGCGCCTGGAGCAGGAGCTGAATCGCAAGCTGTTCCCGCGCGATACCGGCAAGTTCGTGCGCTTCGACCTGGGCGACCTGATCGAGGGCGACAGCAAGGCCCAGGCCGAATACAACCGCGCCGCCCTTGGTGGTCCGGGTACTGGCTTCGGCTGGATGACCATCAACGAAGTGCGCAAGGGCAAGGGCCTGCCGCCCGTGGATGGCGGCAATGTCATCTTCGACCCAAACAAGGCGCAAGCCGCACCACAGCCTGAAGGGGCGACACCATGAACCAGCTGATGCAGCTCTACCTGGACAACCGGTCCATTCCAAAGGTGCCGGTTTCGGTAGTCCGTAACGGCGATGTCGCCAGCATTTCCATGCGCGGCATCGTCATCCCAGAAGAGGGAATCAACGCCGAGGAAGTGGCGCAGGCCATTGCTCAGGCCGGTGATGCGTCCACCATCGTGTTCAACATCAACACGCCAGGCGGTTCGGTGTTCGAAGCGCGCGAGATCATGGACATCATCCGCAACACATCTGCAAAGACTGTTGCCCATATCGGGAGCCTTTGCGCCAGTGCTGGCACAAGCATCGCCCTCGCTTGTGACGAAGTAGAGATGGCAGACGGTGCCCACTTCATGATCCACAACGCCCAGGCCGTGATCGGCGGCGACAAGACGGCGTTGCGCAAGGCGGCCGACACGATGGAGAAGATCGAGCAAGCCATTGTGAACGACTACACCACCAAGACCGGCAAGGACGCCGCCGAGATCATCCAGATGATGGATGCCACCACATGGATGACGGCGCAAGAAGCATTGGCCGGTGGATTTATTGACCGAATTGCCGAGGCCGCCGAGACCAGAAACACCTGGAATCTCGCATCACTGGAGAAGGTCCCAGAGGAGCTGAAGGGGCCTGCGCCAGACCCCGCGCCGCCCGATCCAGAGCCAAAGAACGAAAGCACTGAACCCGCCCCCGAGGCGGGTTTTTTTATGTCCGCAGCAAACGCCAACCGCCTGCGACTTGCCCAGATTGCATAGCGCTTCTCGCGCAGCAAACCGCTAGGGCCGGATGCCCTGACCAACCCGCCATCGAGCGGGTTTTTTCATTTTGAAAGGGTCACCATGACCGAAATCACCGCACTGCGCGAGAAGATTGCCGACCTCGCAAAAACCGCCAACCACCAGCTGGCCGAAAAGGGCTCCGCGACCTGGACGAAGGAAGAACAAGCCGCCTTCGACAACATCGCCGATCAGATTGAAGCCACTCAGGCCCAGATCAAGAGCATCGAGCGCATGCGCAACCTCGACGCCGAGAAGTTCTTTGAGAACGCGGCACATCAGGGTGGCAAGAAGGGCGCCGACGACACCATCGACGCTGTGACCGCTGTTGCGCTGTACCTGCGTCATGGCAACAACGTGACTGCCGAACAAGCCGTGGCCATCCGTAACGCCATGAGCACCACAACCCCGGCAGAGGGCGGCTACACCGTACCCTCGGAAATCGCCGCGATGGTGGTGGACTCGCTCAAGGCATTTGGCGGTATGCGTGAAGTGGCCCAGGTCATCACGACCGCAGGCGGTAATGCCCTGAACTGGCCCACCAGCGACGGCACATCCGAAGTCGGTGAAATCGTTGCGGAAAACGCCGCTGCGTCGGGTGCCGACATCACTTTCGGCACGGTGGCTGTCAACCCCTACAAGTACAGCTCCAAGAAGATCGCCCTGCCTGTGGAACTGATCCAAGACAGCGCCATCGACGTGGTGCAGTTCGTGGTCAACCGCCTGGCGCAGCGTCTGGGCCGCATCACGAACCAGCACTACACGACCGGCACCGGCTCCAGCCAGCCATTCGGCGTGATGGCACGCGCTGCCACCGGCAAGACCGGCACCACCGGCCAAACGCTGACGGTGATCTACGACGACCTGATCGACCTGATCCACAGCGTGAACAGCGCTTACCGCGCACGCGGCGCCCGCTTCATGCTGCGCGACACCTCTGTCGCCGTGATCCGCAAGCTGAAGGACACGACCGGCCGACCCATCTGGAACCCCGGCGACGCAGAAGGCATCGCCACTGGCGTTCCCGCAACGATCTGCGGCTACCCCTACACGGTGAACGACGACGTGGCAGCCATGGCTGCTAACGCCAAGTCCATCGCGTTCGGCGACTTCTCGCAGTTCGTGATCCGTGACGTGGCCGGTTCCACCAGCATGCGCCGCTTCGATGACTCCGCCTTTGCCCTGAACGGCCAGGTGGGCTTCTGCGGCTGGATGCGCACCGGCTCCAACCTGCTCGACACGGCAGCCGTGAAGGTGTACGTGAACAGCGCGACCTAAGCAGTCCCAAGCAAAAGCCGCCCGGTCCGCCTGGCGGCTTTTTCATTGCGATTCAACAAGGAATAACCATGGCAACCAAGAAGCAAACCGGCGCCACCAAGCTGCGCGTGCTGGTCGAAGGTGCGTTCGGAAAACCTGACGACGTGATCGAGCTGGAAGGCGAAGAGCTGGCCCAGGCGCTGGCATCCGGCCAAGTCGATTCCACCCCTGAAGCTGTCGCCTACGCCGAGAGCCTGCAATGAGCTTCGTGACGTTGGCCGAGGCCAAGCTCCATCTGCGCGCTACCGATGGCACCGATGAAGACGCCCTGGTCGGCCTCTACATCAACGCCGCCGAACAAGCCGCCATCAAGGCGATGGATCGCGGTGTGTACGCCGACAACACTGCATTGCAGGCTGCAATGACTGCCGCCCCGGCGGCGCTCACCGCTGCCACCGCCGCCAAAGAGACCGCCGTTGCCGCTGCAGAAGCATTGACCGACGCAGACGAACAGGCCGCAGCCCTGCAGGTCGCAGAGACCGCCTACATGCGCGCCCTAGTGGCCTACCGCCAAGTGTTCGACGGCATCGTGGTCAACGACCAGATCAAGGCCGCCGTGCTCTTGACCGTTGGGCATCTATTCGCGAATCGCGAAGATGTGGTGGTCGGCGCCTCTGTGTCCGCTCTGCCTCATGGTGCTGATTGTCTGCTGCAGCCCTTCAAGGTGTACGCCTGATGCAAGCCGGTCGCCTCAACCGCCGCTGTGTCATCCAGACGCCCGGCACGGCCCAGGACGAACTGGGCCAGCCCATCCCCGGCTGGACAGACGTTGCCACGGTCTGGGCCGACATCCGCATGAAGTCCGGCCTGGAATCGATCAAGGCAGGCGCCCCGGTGTCGGTGGTGTCTGCGTCAATCCGCATTCGCTACCTCCCCGGCGTGAATGCCGGGATGCGAGTTGTGCACAACCTGGTGGCCTACGAGATCAAGGCGGTGATGCCGGATGTGTCTGGGCGGGTGTTCCTTGATCTGGCCTGCGAAGTGGTGAACTGACATGGGTATGGGTGTTCGCATGAACGTGGCTGGCTTCAAGGAGCAGCTACGCGCCGAGGTGGACAAGCTGCACGCAGCCACACGCCCAGCGGCTCAGTCGGGCGCGCAGATCATCTATGAGCGCGCGCGCCTTGAAGCCCCCGTATCTGCGGATAGCCATTACTTCTACATCCGGGGCCGCAAGTACGGCCCCTATGCACCCGGCACGCTGCGGGACTCGATCTATCAGGTGTTCAGCAAGGACAACAGTTTCAAGGATGTGAGCACGTACCACATCAGCTTCAACAAGAGCGAAGCGCCGTATGGATTCATTGTCCACAACGGCACCAGCCGCACGGCAGCCCACCCGTTCATCAGCAAAGCAGTGGTCGAAACCCGCGCTGAAGTTCGTGCGGCCATCAAGGCACGCTATCTGGAAGAGGTCAATAAATGAGCATGGAATCGGACCTCTCGACGCTGCTCAAGACCATTTGCCCGCGCACGTTTCCGGACGTGGCAGACATCGGCACAGCACCACCGTTCATCGCCTGGCAGCTGCTTGGTGGTGAGTCCGTCCGCGCGCTGGATAACACCGCACTGGACAAGCGCAACAGCTATCTGCAGGTGTCGGTCTACAGCCTTACCCGCGCGGAGTCGCTGACCAAGATCCGCGCCGCAGAAGAGGCGATGTGCGCAAGCACTGCATTTACCTGTATCCCCATGGGTGAGCCACTGGCCACCTATGAGGCTGACACCAAGCTTTACGGCGCCATCCAGCGCTTTTCGATCTGGGCCGCGCGATAGCCCACTGAATTAGGCGAAAGCCACCCGAGCAACCCGCTACGAGCAATCGCGGCGGGTTTTTTCTTGCCCCTTGTGGGCGCACCTCGACCCGCCTCAGTGCGGGTTTTTTCATTTCTGAAAGGCCCACAAATGGCACAAGTCCCAACGGGTACAACGATTTTCGTTGCCTCTGTCTTCGCTTCCGCTCTGAGCTTCAGCGCGGCCAGCAACGCCACTGAATGCGTTCTGACCATGGCCAGCACGACCGGCCTGGCCAACGGCGACTTTGTTGAAGTCTCCAGCGGCTGGGGTCGTCTGAACCTGCGTGCAGCCCGCATCAAGAGCGTGGTGCTGAATACCTCGATCACGCTGGAAGGCATGGACACCACGTCCGCCACCTTCTTCCCTGCTGGCGCTGGCGCTGGCACGGTCCGCAAGGTTTCGACCTGGCAGCAGATCACCATGATCACGGCCGTCTCCAGCAATGGCGGCGACCCAGTGACCGTGGACTACAAGTACCTGGAATCGGACGTTCGCTACAAGATGAACGACGGCTTCAACGGCACCGACTACACGCTGACCATCGACGCTGACGCCATTAGCACCGCTGGTTACACGGCGCTCAAGAACCTGACCGACGTGCAGACCAACACCATCCTGCGTGTTGTGACCCGCTCCGGTCAGATTCAGCTGATCCCCGGCACCGTGGCTCTGAACGAGTCCGTGCAGATGAACGACGGCCAGATCAACACGATCACGGCCTCTATCTCGGGCAACAACCGCACCACGCGCTACGCCTCCTGATCCCCGGCGAAAGCCACCCCAGCACCGACGCATCCACGTTCGTTCCTTCGCAGGGACGGCGTGGGTGCGCACGGGCATTTACAACCCTGCGAAGAAAGTAAACCATGGCCAAGATCACCCTGGGCAAGCGCCCCAAGAACTTCAAGAAGACCATCTCCGTGCAGATGCTGGACGGCACCACAGGAACCGTGGAATGCGTTTTCAAGTACCGCACCAAGAAGGAATACGGCGAGTTCATCGACGGCATCACCGAAGCGGCCCGCGCCGCCGAGAAGGCCAAGGAAACCCCCAAGGCAGAAGAGGCCGAAGTGAAGCCCTTCAGCCTGGCCGAATACCTGGAAAAGTCGGTAGACGCCGGGGCGGACTACATCCTGCAGATTCTGGAAGGCTGGAACCTGGACGTGGAGCTGTCCAAGGAATCCGTGGAAGACCTTGCGAACGAGTTCCCCGGCGCAGCGGCAGCCATCATCGAGACCTACCGCACAGCAGTCACAGAAGGCCGCCTGGGAAACTGACGCAGGCCGCTCGCGCGGCCTATTTCGAGGAAGAGAAGGGGGCGATGTTCACCGCCGCCGACTATGGCCTCGACGCGGTGGAAGTGTGGCCCGAGAACTGGCAGGCATGGGTTTTGTTCTGCCAGGTGTCCACCCAGTGGCGCATGCGATTGCAGTCGTTCATGGGCGGCTCTGTAAGCACCCCTTGCGGATTGGACTACGGCGCCATTTACCCGCTGCTGGACCGCGTTGCGTCAAGCAAGGATGAGTGGCTGGGACTCTTTGAAGACATCCAGCTGCTGGAGCGCACGGCGCTCGATCAGATGAGCGAGAACCGCTCCGACAAATAGCCACCTCCGGGTGGCTTTCCTATTTCTGGGCTCGCTTCGGCGGGCCTTTTTCAATTGGGCACCCATGACATCTGACCTGCGAATTCAGGGCGAGGTAGTCGTCAACTCGGAACAGGCTGAAAGCGCCTTCAACCGTGTTGGCGACAAGGCCCAGCAGATGGCCAATGAGGTAGCCACGTCTGCGACCAAGGCGGGCCAGGCCGTTGACAAGATCGGCGACGGCGCGGGCGCCAGCGCAGAAAAGTTCACCCGGGCCGAAAGCCGCATCTCGGCATCCATCAAGCGCGCAACGAACGAGCTTGAGCTGCTGGGCAAGACGGCTTCTCAGCGCCTTGAGTTCAACATCAGCGACAAGGGCCTCGACC